TATAGAGCTGCTAAATCATGTGGTGTGCCATAAGATTTACCGGTTTCAAGTGGATCATTTCCTTCATTCTCAATTTGTGCTAAACGGAATTTACGTTTTGAATCTTGAATAATTAAATCTCTATATTCATCGTACTGGTCTTCGCTTAGGTGGAATATATTTTCATATATCCAATTTGAAGGTAGAAGTTTACTTTCTAACATTTGGTTAGCTAAATCTACTTTTTCTTTCATTAATGCTATTCTTTCTTGGTCGTAGATAATAGAAGGAGTAGTTAATGATAATTCAAAATTAGTTAAACTTTCAGCTGTGTAACCTTGAGTATATAAATGAACTAATGCTATTTTATTTAATTCTGATAGGATAATACGTTGGATTCTATCAATAGTGCGAGCAAATCTAATATCTTCTGCTGCTAGTGTTGCTTTGCCTGTTAAATCTTTCTCATACCCTAAAAACGCTTTAGGTACTTTAAGGGCAGCAAATAATTTATCTCTTAAATATATTACATCAGTAATACCATCATATTGTAAACCTTGAAGTGTATCAATTTTAGTTGCTTGGTCATTACCTCGAATAGGAATATAAAAATCTTCAAGTAAGTTTTGCATATTGTACTTCAAGTTATATTCACCTGTTTGTTGGTCAATATAAGGAGTACGTTTCATTTTAGAAATTGTTTTCTGCATAAAGTTTTCTACTTCGGCAGGAGCAATATTACCAACATTAACGTAAAATATACGTTTTTCAGGCGCTCTAACAATACGATGGATTAACATCGCATCTTCCATTAATGTATATTGTTTAAACAATTTACGAGCAGGCTCTAAATACGATCTACCATAAGGTAAAAAGTTAGTATCCGTTAATAAACGAAAATGTGCCATTTCATAATTGTCAAATATAATTGATGTCCCTTGTTGTGCTGAATTAGGTACATCAAAATATCCGTAACTTGAAGCTGATATTCCGTCTGGGTCAAACCTAAATCTTACAGATGCTGGGTTATCTCTATCATATCCTTCTTGTCTTTCGATATGGTATGCAGTGTAAGGGATAACATTGTACACACCATATTTTTCAGCAATTTCTAATTTAAGGAAGAAATCACCATATTTACACATATTGCGAATCCAAGGCCATAAATTAAATTCAATATTTAATACATCGTAAAATAGATTATATAGTATTTTTTGTACATCTTCATCAGAACTGCGAATTTGAAGTACTTCTCCCATATCGTTTTTTAATGTACTTTCATCAGCTATAATATCAAGAGCAGAAGCAATAATAGCATCTGTATCCATAGCATCATACTCTGAATATAGAGTAGGGCGTAATGTTTGGTAGTTGAATGAGTTTTGGTAGCCGTATAATGATGTAGCTGAGTTAGTGTATATTCGGTTGAATCTATCAACTAATGAGTTTGTTTGGAGTTCACCAGATTGTTGGATTTGGTTAACATCCATAACCTTAAGTTGTGTTCCTCCTTGATTACGAATTACAACGTCAGTTGAAAATAATCGTTTTAATCTAGAGAATAAGTCTTTATTTGCCATATTTTATAATATACTAATAAATATTAAAGGAGCCAACGAATATCTTCTTCTCCTCCATATGGATTGTCTATTTTCCAAGGATTATCTTGTGTTCCTTGAGTTGAATACCCCCCAGCAAAGTTTTGTTTTGTAGTTGACATACTTTGAAGCATACTTTTAGTTAAATCTATTCCATGTTGTTTAAATTTAAGTGAAGTATCTCTCATAAATTGACCTATAGCAAAAGACATTACTAAATCATCATTATAACCTGTTTGAGCTTCAGCTTTACCATTTTTCCAAACAAATACCTTCATTTCTTCAATCAACCGTTTAGATTGTATTGTTACACCTCTATCAGATAATGCTTCTTGAAATTTACCTATACAAAGAGGTCTAGTTCTTGTATTCATTGTAAAACCAGGTACCATTTTACTAGTATCTGCATATTCTGAAAAATAGGTGTCTGCTGTTATTTCACCGCTTTTAGGGGAGTAATATAAGTTTTGGTAGCCTCTTTCAATTACTGTTTGAATAGTAGCCCACCCAATATTAGCATTTTCAATAATTAATAGAGCATTATTATATTCAGTTGCTACCCCAACAAGTAAATAACCAAATTCTTTAGTACCAATTTGACCTTTATATTCACCTACTTGCGTATTAGTTTCAGTATCTATAATATGAAACGCAGAATGATCTTTACCATCACCTCTAGCAACGTCCGCTATAACCATATATGATCGAGTGTAATCTGCTGGCTCCCATATCCATAGATTTCTGTCTGCTCCCCGTCTTTCAAGTGGGTCTTTTATATATGTTTTTTCATAAAATTCTAAGAATTCAGGATAAAAAACAACATCACCAGATGTACTAAAATCACAATCACATTCTTGGGCTGCTAATCTAGGGTCACCTAATAATTCATCTTGTCTATCTCTCCATGATTGATCTCGTTCAGGGTGAACCATCCAAGGTAATCTAATAGGGAGAAAGTCATTTTCTTGGTTTTCTGCTCTAACCCATGTTTGATGAAACCAGTTACCCGTACCATAAGGAGTAGATAACGCAATACATCCACCACCTGTTGCTAATGTCTGTTGCGCTGATGCCCATATTTCACCGATGTTTTCAATGAATGCAGCCTCATCTATTAACAATAATGATACTGCTTCTGATCGACCTGCATCACTTGATGCTGAAGTTGCTTTTATTTGGGAGCCATTTATCAGTCGAAGGGTTAATTTATTGTTTTCCTCAGATGTTATTTTAAGCCAAGATGGTAAATTTTCATACATGAATTTTACCTTTGTAACCATGTTTTTAGCTGTGTCTTGTTTAGTAGCTATACAAAGTACGTTTTTATCTTGGTGGAAAGTCATTAACCATAAGGCATAACCAGCACCTAATGTTGATATACCTAGCTGCCTAGATTTAAGTACTATGGAATATGGGTTATCTCTCCATAAATGGAGTACTTTTTCCTGAAACGGGTAAAGATTAAATTGAATTCGTCCACGCTGTGGGTGTTGAATAAAACAATATTTACGCATAAAATGCGCTGGGTCTTGGGCGCATTTAATGTATTCTTGGCGTATTATTTGTTTTATGTCTTGGCTCATATATTATTTAATTGAAAATAAGGTAATTAAAGCTATTAAAGATCCTAAAAATCCTCCACTAACCCACTTAATTCCTTTTTTCAAATTGTTGTTCTTATTAGTCAAATCAACAACATCAGTTTCAAGACCTTTAATTATAGTATCTTGAACAGTTGTTAATTTTTCATATGAAGCAGTCTGTTTAAGATAATTTGTTTCTTTTTCAACATAAATAGTAATTACACTATCTTTAGCATCTATTTTTTCATTTAATTGCCATATCATTTTATTTACAAGCTTTAATTCAGCAACAGCAGAATCACCTCGTGTAAGATCAATAGCGATAGCTTTTACTTTATCATGAGAAAAACAGATTTTATCTGTAACGGTCTGTGAAAAACTGTTCAAGCTCAGAGTTAGAAGCACTAGTAAGGTCTTTAATTTTGTCTCCATAGTATGTACGTGTTTGTTGTAACTCTTGTTCGGTTAATTTAATTTCTGTATTTATAGAGTCTATAAAATTTTCTTGTTTTTTAAGAGTAACATTTAAAATATTTTGTTCATTTTTTAATGAATCAATATTATTTTTTAATTTTTTAATTTCTTGTTTTTGTATATCGTATTTTGAAGTATCAACGATAGAAGGGCGAAAGAATAGAAAAATTAATAATAACAAAATGATCGCACCCATAATTAGGTGCGATATATTAAGTTTTATAGTTTTAGTTTTCATGAATTAGTATCCTAATTTATCAATTTTTTTATCTATTTCAGCTTTTTCTTTGTTAACTTTTTTAAGTTCATCCATTATTTTATCCTTTTCTTTTCCTTCAGCCTCTTTCATTTTTTGAGCTAATTCTTTCATTTTATTAGCTACTTCTTTTTGGCTTTTTAAAAGTTCATCTTTTTTATCAGACATTTTATCTGATTTAACTGATGTTGATTTAGGGCCTTCTTCTTTTTCTTTTTTAGGTTCAGATTTTTTAGGTTCTTCTTTTTTAGGTTTAGAATAACTTACATCATCAAATCCATCATCACCTTTAGTTAAAGTAGCTTTTCTAGGCTCTTCTTTTTCAGACTCTTTTTCTTTAGCAGGTTTATTAGCAGATTTTGGTGTTATATCAGGTTCTACATCTGATGGTGCTTCTCCTGAAAGTGTTTTTTCAACTGCTCTAAGTGTTTGAGGGAATCCTAAATTGTATGTGTATTGTTTTACTTTGCCTGTTTTTTCATCAGGTACTGTTGCTTTTTCAATATAATTTTCTATAGCAACTTGTTCATCAGTTGAAAAATCTTTTGAATCTTTTATTTTTTTAAGAAGATTTATATTATCAAAAGTATCAGCTTGAGCTTCAAGAGTATCATCTATCTGTTCTAGTGCTGTTTTAACAGATTTAGGAGTTTTTTCTGATGTTCTACTTTTTTTACTTGTAACAATTCTAGTAGTAGCATCAGGGTCAGCTTCTGGGAATGCATTTTGGATTTCTTGGGTAGCTTTAGCAATGGCTTTTCCTAAGATTCCTTTTTCTATCTTACCATCTATATAAGCAAAGTCTAATGAACCTCCAATAAATGGAGCTTCCATAAGAATATCTTCATCAAGCTCTATTTCAGCTACATTAATTGGTTTTCCAGATTTTCTAGCTTGGTTGTAAGCATTAGTCACATCTTGAGCAGGTATACCTTCAGCTTTAGAAATAGCATTAAGTTCACTAGTTTTTGTTGCTGATGTTATTTGGGTTAATTCGTTTAGAGCTCCAGCAATTTCTTCACGTATAATTTCTAATAATCTAGATTTTTTCATTATTTAAATTTATTTATAAATATTGAAAATTTATTACTTGTTTAATTTGTTGTATTCTTTCTCCAGTATTACCAGATATATAATGTAATCTTTTAAATTTATGAGGATATTTATCTAATAATCGTCTAATATTCCCATCAATTTCCATTCTATATTCTGGGTCAATTGTTCTAACACCATTATCTTCTATCTCTACACCTTCAGGTGAAACGTAAAATATGTAATTATATTCTTTAATTAAATTAAGTGCTAATTCTTCAAATTGATCAGATACAAAGTATGGAATTGATTTAGCAGCTCTAGTAAATGCCATAACATCAATTACAGTACGATCTGTTACTATATTTTCACACATTAATTCACTAGCACGTTCAGCTAAAAATACAATTTGACCTTTAATAGTTGAATCAGTGTTTAATGGTATACCTAAATCACGTAAATATTTTGAACGTTCAGTTGCAAATGTATAATCTTTAAATTCAGGTAATTCTTTTAACGCATTAACTAATGTAGTTTTACCTACAGACATTGTTCCACAAAATCCTATTTTCATAATTAAAATCTAGCTTTAGCACCTCCTGATTTATACCATGGCAATCCATCACCACCCTTTTTAGCTGCTTTCCAATCAGCTTCTGTGTATTTTATTCCGTTAATATAATATTCTTTTTTCTTCATATCACCTTCAGGAATATAAGCAGGACCTTCTAGGTTATGCATTTTACCATCTAAATGATAAACTATTGTCCCGTCAGCGGAAACTAATTTTTTGGTTTGAGTATTTGACATAACTATATTTTATTTGATTAAATTTTCTGCTACATAAATTGCTTGAGCACCTGATACTGTAATACCACGAGCACTTAAAGCATCTCCCACGAAATGTACGTTAGGGTAATCAATCAAACTAAGATTTTTATAATCTACTTTAACCTCAGGTGATAGATATTTTACTTCAGGAATATAAATACCCCAATCATCTCCTAATGTTGGAAATACTTTTTTCATATCTTGAATAAAATCCATAACATATTTAAAGTAACCTTCCATTGCAGGTTCTACAACATAAGTTAAAGTATCTAAACTAATTTGAGTTGCTGTTACATTATTACCTTCAGATGTAGTTGATGGTTCTCTAGTATAGTTTGGTGAATAATATAAACCAGTACCACTTGATTGTAATTTAGAAACTACATCACGTGACCAAGCAAATGGATCTTCAATACCATTAATTTCCATCAATATACCAAAGTTTGTCATATCGTTTCTATAACGCATATCTTTTTTAGCGTGACCATTATATGAATGATCACCATATGTTTCCTCTACAGCAACATAAGCAGCATTATTATTTGTACAGAATGAACGTAATGAAACTCCTT